GCACTAACATCGTTGCTGCCATTAAAGGCATTAGTAGTTTTTTCATTTAACAGTCTGCTAAGTTTGGATGCTCACCAGTAGCATAGTATGCTGCTGCATTTTCACCTGCTGACTCGCAAGTGTATTCACCTGCTGTGCCTGGTGGATTCCAGTTAACTCCTCCACCATTGTATCCAAATCCCATCCCTCCATTGGTACACCCCATTAATAGAAGGGGTGTAAGGAGTAGTAAGTGTTTCATAGAGTTACTTTCTTTTCTGCGTAGTATTTTTCTGCTGCAATAACATAGTCACCTATATTATGATCAGCAACACCATCAAATCTGGTGTCCTTCTCATCTTTCAGTCTAGTAACTGGATGAGTATGTACATACCCTGCCAAGTATGGTGGGGTGCTAGGTACTATATCATCTCCGTGGACAAAACGCAAGTGTTCTAGATCTTTAATTCTATTTCTTAACCTACGTCCACCTGGTCTAGGTGAACCAGCAGTGACCAATGAAATATTCTTATTGCCAGATTCCCATAGCAAATCCGCAATCAATGTAGCAGTGGCACCACCAAGTGAGTGTCCAGCTATCACTAATTTTCTTTTTGGATCTAAACCTTCGTATGCTACCACTAGTTCTGCTAGTGTTCTATTAGCATTGTTTTTAAATCCTCTATGGCAATCGTCTCTCTTGATTAAAAATTTAAGATTAGTTACCCAGTCGGTAGTCTCATTGGTACCTTCAACAGCAAGTATTGTATGACCTTCTATCTTTCTACTAACAAGATAATCTTGTTTATGTGGATAGACATCACGGCAACATCTTAATGCTTCAAGTACCACCTCTTTTGAAAGTGTCATTGAATTGTATACAACTATTATTATATATCTCTAGTCGTATACTTTTCTACCTTTAACAACTCTTCCAGACCCCTTCTTATCATAAAATTTAATACCTTTCTTCTTTATATCAACGTATAACTTATCCTTTTCTTTTCTATCGGAGATTTTCTTTGCCAACCTTTCTTGTGTCTTCTCCTTATCCTTCATGAAATCTTTGTAACTAGCAGCTTCATTGGTATGAGCAAATGCTTTCTTCATAGCAGACAAGCGAAGATGAGGTGGTAAGTCCACCTTCTTCTTCTTTTTCTTTAGTAAGTCAGAACCCTTGATATGTTCTATCTCAGGTTTCCAATCTTCGTTATGTTCCACGAGTATCCCTCATAGCTGCGTCAGCATCTTTCTTTGACTGACGACGTTTTGCAATTGAATCTGCTGGTGTAGTTTTCCTATCACCAACTTGACGGTTACCTTTCTCACCCTTAGTCTTCTTGCGTTGACCGTCAGGTTTACCTGTCTCTCTACGAATCATACTACGAACCGCAAGGAGTGCGAGATCCTTACGGTTACCACCCTTTTTTACAGGGGAACCCTCTCTCTTATTAGCTGAACCAGTTGCTTTACCAGTCTCTTTACCGTAACGATTTAACTCGTTAAATGTTAAGAGGTTAGTTTCACTAGTAGTGGTTTCTTCTTCGACTACCTCTTCACTGACAGCCTTCTTAACCTTACCAGCAAATTTAAGAGTGCCGCTAACACCTTTCTTAAATCCTTTTGCGAATTCCTTTACACGCTTCTCTGGTTCTCTACCCTTTGCTCTTGCTTTGTTGTGTCTCTCGACACCCTTCTTAACAGCATCACCTACCTTACCCAACAATCCTTTCTTGGAAGTAGGTTTTGCTGGTTGAGTTTTCTTAGCAGTCTTAACTGCCTTCTCTACCTTAGCAACTGTTGCTGCTTTCTTCTTAGGTGCTGCTTTAGGTTTCCTTACGGTAGCCTTAGCAACTGGTTTTGCTTTCTTCTTAGCAGGTGCTTTCTCTTTATAATCGGTACTATCTTCAGTCTCACCAGACCTCTTGGCATATGACTTAGAGTACTCACCCTTACCTGCTTTCTTCTTAGCAGCATCAGTCTTATCAACAGCAGCCTTCACCTTCTCGTATGAAGGTGCTTTAACTGATGCCTTTCTTGCTGACCTTTCCTCATTGAGTTCTTCAATAGGATCGATAACAAAATTAACAAAGTCTTCTAAACCAACTTCATTAATGATTTGATCTAAACCATCTTCATTAATACCTTCTTCAAAGAAGTAATCAGCAGACACTTCTACACTAGCATTAATCCACTCCTCAGTTAAGTCAACAGACTCACATACTTCAGGCTCATCCTTATCGATAGGTCTACTCTTACGCTTCTTCTCAGTAAGTTCTTTTTGATTAGGATTGATTTTGACTTTCGTCTTCTTCCTTTCACTTAGTTGTTTAAAAGATAGCATTACTCTGCCTCTAAATTTAGAATAGCTTTGATTTCTTCGTCATTGAATAGACCAGATTCAACTAGATCATCAATGATTTCAGTCTCCTCTCTATTAAGTCTCTTGTTAGCTTGTGCTTTGTATAGTCTTGATGCTTGAGCAGATTTCTTAGAAGCACCTTCCTTGTCACCAGCAGCAGCAAGTTTGCCACGCTTCTTATCTGCTTCCTTAGAAGCTTTAAGTGCTAGGTCAGGAGAGATCTCGTTAACAATCTCTACTTCTTCCTTCTGATTTTTCTTCTTCTCTTCCTTTTCCCTCTTGGAGATCTTACCATCTACATCACTTTTCTCATACCACTTACCATCACCATCGTCGTCTTGCCAACGCTCTGATTTTTTATCATCCTTCTTTTCTTCCTTCTTCTTTTCCTGCACCTCTTGGTAGGCAGCAGTCATATCAGGAAGGGGGTCTCTATTGGTATGTAACATGTTATTGAGAGGTCTTGTCCTTTTTATTTATCTTCTTTATAAACTCTCCAGGAGTGAGTTTCTTCATATAGTTAGTAAGATTATCAGTACCCATTTCACCTGCTGGACTAAAATCAAATCCTTTAAGATCATTTTGCTCCACCAAATCCTTTAACCATGAACGAAATATGTTCTCACTCTCATCAATACTGATAACATAATTGCTACCACGACTGACAATTTTAGATGTAATTCCTGTGTTAACATTCTCAACAATAGTTCCTACTTTGAAAACTGTACCTTCAAAGTATGCTTCTCTTAACGCTTTCTCATCCAACTTAGGTGCTATCTCATATAGAAGATAAGAGGCTTCACTAAAATCTTCTTGTACTTCTACAGACATCTTTGATTGTAGAGCAGAGAACAATGCTTCACAATCTTTTGGTTTCATTGCCTTAGTACATCCTTTCTTAAAGGATTCATAATCATCATCAACTGCTGCTTTACGTTGCTTAGAAGCAGACATACCTGATACGTCATCAGAGTCTGGGTCTCTAGCACCTGCTGAGACAACATTGATTTTCTCAAAATTATATGCCTTACCGTTATACTTGTTAGCTAACGAATTGAACTCAGAAACCCTATCACCACCCACGACGATGTTAACACTGCTAAACCCTTCACTATCAAGGGTACCGAGGACATCGAAAATAGTACGCATGTCAGGAGAATTGATAATCCTGGCACTGTGTTCTGGATAAGCCTTCCGCATAAAATTAATCTTCTCCTCTGGGCTGAGGGGGTTCTTCTTAGGATCCTCCGTCCTTGAGGGGTATATTCTATACTCTCCATTTTTACTTGCTGCTTTTACTCTGCGTATCAGAGTCTCGTGTCCAGTAGTAGGTGGATTAAATCTTCCAAATGTAATAGATACCTCGCCTTGATCGACCTTATCCTCGCTACCTCCTTCTTCTTGTCCACTTGACCCCTTCGCAGATGGGACTTGGGATGGGTCTAACTTAATTAACTTCCCACCCTGACTCATATGAGTTACGTTGCCTCTTACATCGGCATATTTTCCGTAACCTACATGAGTTAGTTGTAATTTTTCTGCTTGACTCGCAGCTTGAGACCTCGCTGCCTCAGCTAGGAATGAGCTAAACTTCTTCATATGACCAATTTTTATCTAAATTAAAGTTTGCTTTACTAAATTCCCAACGATCTACAATCTTGTATGGATTGTCTGAACATATCACAAACCCTTCATGTTTTGAGGGGTCTCCATTGATAAAACATTCAACCTCTCCATCCACCTTGATGGCATCGAGTAGCCGTCGTTTCAAATCGAGAATCATAAACCATACCTTAAAGGTATATACATTGACCTCGCTCTTATATTTATCATCTAACTCACTGTACATCTGTTCAGCAGACATATCTTGCCACCAACCTGTACAAACATAACTGTTAATGTGCTTAGAGATCTCCATCAAATAATAATTATATCCCTTCTTTCTAATAGGTGCTTGCATCTTCCAGACAGGAATGATGAATGGTATCAAGTGTCTCCATCCTAGTGGTGGCTTGATAGTTGCATTATTAGTATTAACAAAGAAACAATCCTCACTCGATTCTAAGGTGACACCAATCTTTGCCTCCGCTTCAGGACTGACCTCAGTATACTCTGTGTGAGGTGCAACAACTATCTTCTGCGGAATCTCCTCTGGAAAGAGATACTCAACAGTATTGGGTTGGTACAATCTACCTGACATACCAACACCTATCCAGTCTCCCTGATAAATCTTATCAGTTCTAGGAAGATACTCCAAGCATAACTTAAGAATATCTGCCACTGGTCCTTTATGATTACACACTATATCATCAACAGTATAATTTATTTTAACCTGTCTCTTATTAAAGACTGACTTAGTGCCAACAAAGAAATGCCCATTCTTAGGATTAGTACCCCATACTATAGCAGGTGCTCCATCCCATTTGACAGACAACCTCGTTGCATTAACCAATTCCTGTAGTGTCTCCCAAACTACCTTCCTTCCGTGCAAAACTGAATCTTCTGGATGACGAAGGTGCTTGTTTGGCATGTGTGTGTCTCGAATACCTCTGTATTATAATCCATTTCAGAGGGTTGTGTACCAGTAGTGTGCCAGTTTGTTAACCGCCCACCTTCACGTAACTACTCGCTGACATATAGTCAGTAACTTTCTTATCACCAAATATTCTAAACCCTTTAGATGCTGCCTGTGAATAGATGCTCTTCATAATATTTGTTTTTATAAGTTCTTTAATCTGAGGTTGTGCCAAATCTAGAACTTGACCAACTTCATATGCTTGCACTTTATTCTTTAACCACTTTGCAAACTTTGCCTTATCCTTAGTCTTATTCATCTCATCTAATACTTCACCTGCCTTATGCTTTCTCCCAGATAAGAATTCAATATACTTAGCCCATTTTGGTACATCATCTTCAAAGGTTGTCTTTGAAAAATTACCCTTTGCTTTTTCTGTATAATCTTTAAAGACTTGATAGCTTGTGAAAGCATGCTTCTCTTTAGCACTACCAAATGGTACTGGTTTCTTAGGAAATAATTTTCTTAACTGTGCTCTCTGTTTACTGAATGCCATTCTACCTTTAGATAATTTTGTAATCAATGTAAAGATACCAAGAGTGGCTTTACCATGATTGGCAGCACTACCTTTCTGTAACTGCATCTGTACATCATTACCAATAGCAGATTGGAAACCCCTTATGTCCATCTTATGTCCCTTCTCACCTGCTAATGTAAAGTTAACAATACACTTAGCATTAGATGCTTCAAACTGAGTATTAAGTATCTCTATTTTTAACTCTAAAGCATCTTGCAATCCTGTGAATTCCTTATGGTCAAATGATGTTACCTTAACTGATGGTGTTGTTAAAGATTTTAATTCTTTCTTTGTAGCTATTACTTTCTTAAGTGATATGGGTACACAATCTCTAGACTTATAATGCTCATCAACAAATTGATTATAGTAATATAGAGTCTGCATATCTTCCACTACTTTCAAACCCTTACCACCCATAGCCTTATTCTTATCCTTTAACTTCTTCAACTCTTTCATCTTTGTTAGATCTGGTTTACCATTCTTAAAACCTTCCATCTGTTTAACCAGACTAGACCACTTAGATTTTTTAACTGCTATAACGTCAGCAGGATTCCACTTATCACCTGTACCACCTGCTAATGTTTTATAAACTCTTTTAACAACACTATCCTTAGCATTCTGTGCTATATCTTTAGCAATTTCTCTATACGCACCTCTAAAAATTGGGTCTCCTATATTATTAGAAAAAACATATCCACCACCTGTCAGATACTGACTCTTAACTACAGCATTAGCAGTCCATACAGAAGAGTTAACCCACTCTTCTAACTCTTCTGGTTTTCCTATATTTTTCCAGTTCTCAAAACGAGTAGTTAGTTTAGTATAATCTATATCACAATAATCTTTAACTCCATAAGCTAGGACTGATAAATCCATTGCTGCAAGCACATCTTCTGGAGTTATATTATCACCTTTATTCTGTCTCACTGCAAATGCTAAAGCCTGTAATGATTCTTTATCTTCAGTTAAAGGTTTAAATGCCATTAGTCATACGCAGGTCTCCAATATTATTTATTCTTCAAACGTTGTAAGTTTGGTATACTTCTCATACAACTCACCCATCTTCTCTTCAGTACCACGAGACTTCCACATCTGTTGTAGTATAAGTTTCATGTCATCCATTGGTACTACAACAGATAGATTACCATGTGTATGTGCTTCGGTCATCTCGGTATCCAATCAGTATCGAAGGCAGAGTCAGCATCACCATAGAATCCTACAGGAACTATATTAAATGCTAGAGATCTCCTATCCTTATCTGATTTATTCATCGCTACCTTATGTTCAAGATAACTTGGAAAGAATAATAATATATTTTCTTGTACTGGTAATGACCAGGTCATAGCATTTGTCATATGAATCTGTTCAGGAGGGAGATGATAAGACTTTAAATGTTCAATAGGACTATCAAAATCTATACCACCCATATCATCAGTGTACGTATCATAATAATAGACACCACTATAGTAACTATTTTTATGACTATGAAACTGTGAATCTGTACCTGGTTCTGTCTTAGTCAACCATGATGTAGTTACAATAAACTCTTGCTCACCTACACCTAGAAATTCATTAGCAGCAATCTTAAACTTATTTAAAATAATATCCCTTATCCTTGGATATGATTCTAAGACTCTATAATTGTTAGGTGTTTGATCTTTATCTACATCAGATTTTTCCGCAATAACATATGAAGTATCATCACGTAATTCTGTCGTGTCTTCCTCAATATAATTCAAGAGGATATTGGATGCAAATAGGGGTAAGTACCCCTTCATATTCTGTACCATTTTAATGTGGGTTATACTTTTGAATTAGAGAATAAACTATGACTAATAAAATAAGTCCGATAGAAATAACAGTTAAAGCTACTGGCATTAACGGTCACCTGTAGCACGATGCTCTGACTTATCTATACTGAAACTACCACCAGGATATCTCTTCTCTAATTTTTTTACATTGCCTTTAACAACATCATCAAAGTCAATTTCTAATGCCATACATGCTTGTGCAACATACCATAGTACATCACCCAATTCTATAATAAGATGCTCTCGGTTATCTTCATTCCATGGCTTGCCTTGGAATACCATTTTCTTTACTATCTCAGTGAACTCTCCACCTTCTGCACTGATACCAACAGCAGCAGTTAGAAGACGTTCAATGTTAGCACCTTGTCTATCAAGCTCACCCATACGGTCAGCAAGAGAAACAAAATCTTTAGAACTGTCTGAGGTGACAGCATCTACAAACTCTTGGTAACGTGAAAAATCAATCATACTTTAGTTCCGCAAAGGATTTTTTACCCTGTACTTTTTTAACGACTTGCTCTTCAGAACCAGAATCAACTAGATCTTTTTGAGCGTCCTCGACATCATACAGCCTCATCTTAGATCTGTCAATACCTACAACAAATCGCTTGTTTAAAGTTGGGTCATAGTATCTATTCTTTAACTGCTTAACCATTATTTGATTTTGTTCTTCGAGTTCTTCGGTAGAAATAAGAGCAAACATAAGATCAGCAGTGGCAGGGAGACCAAAAGATTCACTGGTGTCGGTAAGGTCCACATCGCTAGACCCGTACCCAGAACGGGTAGTTTGCGTAGCAGAAACGATTGGAACTCCTGCTTCGACTGCGAGACCTCTAAGTTCTTCTGCGATTGCTTTGACATAAGTATAAGAATTTACTATAGAACCTTTGTACCTTTGTGAGGCACATATGTTTAGATAATCAATGAATATAATATCTGGTTTAATATTTCTCTTGAGTTCTAACTCATTTAACAATGATTTAAAATGACCTACGTGAGCAGATGCAGTAGGATACTCTTTAATTATGAGTTTACCTTGAGTCTTCTTAGATAATTTACTAATCTTATTCTCAAACATTACTCTAGGAAGTTCTGCTAATTTTTGTATAGGAACATTAAGTAGATTAGCATCGATCCTCTCCGCAATCTTTTCCTCTGCCATTTCGAGAGTGATGTAGAGGACGTTTTTTCCTTGGAGTAAGACACTGCTAGCCACATGGCACATGAATAAAGACTTTCCAACCCCTGTGCCAGCAAGAGCAATGTTGAGAGTCTTATTCGGTATACCTCCTTTAGTAATCTTGTTAAAGAATTCCAAATCAAAAGGAATTTTCTCCTCTTTCTTGTGGTAGAAGTCAAACCTTTCTTCGTAGTTCTGTAAGTAATCATGTCCTACATTTTGGTCAAATGATACACCTAATGCATCGCTTAATATTTGTGGAATTGCTCCCTTATCTCTCTTCTCATCTTGTCCGTCTGCAATCTTAACGGATTCCATAAGCGATAGATAAATCGCTCTCTCCTGACACCACTTCTCCGTCGTGTCAACAATCCAATCCAAGTCATGATCTTCTTTTGGTAACTCATTCAATACCTCAATGATTTCTTTAAACTGTTCTTCCGTTAGATCTGTACGCTCCTGACATTCTATACCTAATGCATTCAAAGAAGGTAATGAATTGTAGTTAGTAACATACTCATGTATCTCTAAGAATATTACCTTATGAGATTTAATTTGAAAGTACTCCGACTTAAGAAATGGTAATACCTTACGAGTATATTCATCATTATAGATCAGACTACCAAGTATAGTAAGTTCTAGATTCATAAGTAGTGGAGGTAAGTACCAATAATGTATTTTTTATCAGACACAGGTGGAAGTCCAGCATGTCTGTATTGCCACGTAGGTGGGAATATCAATATTCTACCACACTCAGGCTTAATTGCATAGTCTAATCTAGGGAAATTTGTTTCTCCACCATCAGCGACTGTGTTAAGATAGAGGAAACATACCAGAAATCTACGAGCAGAAGAATAATCCTGAACATCGACATGATCTTTAAACTGATCGTAGGCATTATTGTCATATAATTTTAAACGGTTTTCTTCAAAGGCATACTTCACAGGAAAGTCATTTAAACAATCCAGATCTTGTATGTAAAGATTAACAGCATCAGTAAAGATGGATGTCAATTGCATTTGTATACCCATCCATTGATGGTCTTTAGCAATATACCTCTGTGATATATTTAACTCATGAAAGGATGGTCTTTGTTCTCTATCGAGGTACTGCCCCTTCGTAATAGCATACGATTCAATAATTGCATCACAAAATGTTTTGGATGCTAACCCATCATAACACTTAATATAATCTGTAAGATTAGTTGCCATACTTAAATTCCTTAGATGCACACTCATCCAGAGCTTGCATTACTTCTGGAGTAAAATAGGTTTCTGGATCTGACAGAATCTGTTTGGCATATATTTTCTTTCCATTAAACTCATATCTACCTGCTACATTCTTCCATAGTCCATACTTCTCACCTAGTTCTAATAAACCATAGTGTTTATCCAAACCTTTATCATAGTACAACCTAACCTCCACTTGATTATTCTCTTTAGTTAATCTAGCTTTAGCTGTTTTGCATTTAATAATATTTCCCACAACCTCTTTACCATCCTTTTCTTTCTTTTTCGTAAGATATATGATTGTGCTTGCTGCGTATTTAAGTCCACTTCCACCTCCCATTTCCTTTGTAGGAATGTACGCACCTACTACATCATATGTATGATTAGTAACCAACATTGGGACGTTTGCTTTACCTAACTTCAATGTCAAGACTCTAAAGATTGACTTGACAATCTGTGCTCTAGTCATGTCACGAGTCTCTTTACCTGCTTCAGCATCCTCAACTTCCTTAGTTGTAGATAACATACCAAGAGAATCTAAAACAAACATTAAGGGTTTTCTCTTGTCGACAGGTTGTTCTAAATATTTGTCTAATATTCTAATGGATTGTGTTCTAAACTCTTGCACTGTAGTAACAGGTACAATCAACATACGAGCTGAATCAATACCCCTCTCTTCAATCTGATTTTTACTTAACGCACTTTCAGACTCAAAATAAATAACGCCAGCATCAGGATTAGATTCGAGGAAATGCTGTACAATACCAAGACAGAAAAATGTTTTGCCAGTACTTGACTCACCTGCAATAGCTGTGATCTTGTTCCCTGGAATACCTCCGTAGATGCTTCCTGATACAAGTCCGTTAAAGATGTACGAACCTGTATCGATAAAATTACTAGTGTCACCAGCAGCGACACCATCACTAACAAGAGAAGCGTATTCATTTCCGATCTCCTTTACTACATCCTCTAAAAAATTCATTAATCCCTTTTAAATAATTTGGTGATATGATTAGAACGTTTCAATGCACGTTCAAACCATTTGGCTTCGTCTATATCAAAAAATTCCTTCTCCTCTAGCATTCTACCAGCACTAAAGGCTTTCTGATATTCAACAATGTATGTGGTCATCCGAATAAAAATTCAAGGTTGGCAACTTTTTCTGGCTTCCATCCAATCTTATCCATTATGACCTTAATAGGTTCTAAGAAACTCTTAGAGAATTGTAGGTCATAGTCCACCTGTTTGTCAAGTCCAAACTCCTTTGGAAGAGTCTGTAGATAAGAAATCACATTCTCTCCAAACTTGTTTGGGGTCTTGAGATAAACAAATTTAATCTTTTCACCATCCTGTATTAATGGATACTTATGAGTTAACTTGTTCTTCTTGTTATAATGATTGTAGAGTAGAGCACCACGCACATGTATAGGTGTGCCTTTGCTGTAAATACTGGATGGGTTCGCCCACTTATTTATCCCATTGCATCCTCTAGGGAATGAAACATCTTCAACTGGTAACTGGTCAAAACTATCTCTAAAATTTTTAATAAAGATCTGTGCTTCTTCTTCTCCCTCGTTCATAATAACCTTCAAACACTCTTTAATCTTATCTCTACAGGCACCAGGAGTGGATGATTTAACACACTCTATACCCATAACTTTTAACTTGGGTTCAGCATACTGAACACCTTCACTATTGAATACGTTGAGAATATATCTTTTCTTTGCTGTCCATATACCTTTGTTAGCAATGTTCTCTCGCTTCATTATCATCTTCTGCTCGTACGCTCCAACGTAGTCGGCCAGTTCTTGGTAAGAACCTTCAATAAAAGGTTCAAATTTAGTTTCACACACCTTGTCAAGGAACCTAACAACGCTCTCATCAGTTTTCTCTCTCCCCTTGTATACACTTTGTACCAAAGAACCAAGGTTGAGGTAGATACTATCAGTATCGCTGGCAATAACATAATCTTCTCCTTCAGTTTTAAGTATCGTATTAAGATACTGATTCATTTTGTTTTCAATCCATCTAATACTAACCTGTCCTGACAGAGTAATAGCCTCTGCATTTGCTAGGTTATAGTATCTAAAGTACTGATTACCAATAGCACCATAGGCAGAGTTCAACTGAATCTTACGTGCCATCTGAATGTTATTGTACTTACTAATATCCTTCTTCAGTTTTTCACTTGGGTTCTTCTCATACGCACTCTTAGCTTTAAGCATTAACTTCTTATAGATCGTACGTTCATCGTAAATCTTCTGCATAATCTTAGGTAGGAACCCATGCACATCCTTACGGTACTGAGCACCGTTAGCACATACTGCAAACTCTCCTGAGAAATCAATCTCTTGATTTAGGATCCTTTCAACGCTCGAACTGGGATGTCGAGTCTCCCAGAGGGTCTCTGGGGAGATATTATACTGCATAATAAGATGAGGATACAGACTGTTGAGGTCAAAACTGACAACCCAATCATACTTTCCTGGAATCGGTTCCTTGACATAAGCTCCTGCGTACTTCTCATCTTTTTTAGATCCCTTTCGGGGTGGGACAACGATGTTCTTATCACTCAAGTAATTGTAGATAATAGTATCCCACATGCGTACCTGAGAATATACATCCTCAAAGTTTGCCTTAGCATCATAACTCATAGTTATGGCAAGTTCAAGCAACTTCATCTTATCTTCCAATCTGTCAATCAACTCAACGTCTTGGATGTTGTATTCAATAAACTTCTGCCAATCAGATGTGTAGAAGTCTTTAAAGTTATCATACTCACTATGGTCTACCTTACGCTGACCTAGTTCCACAAAAGCGATGTGATCGAGTCTGTATGATTCCTGGTTAGTATAAGTAAACTTACGGTAAAGGTCGAGATAGTCAAGAATGTTGATACCAGACACATCGTAAGCATAATTTTTACGTCCTTGTACATAAACTTCTCTTTCGTTTGCTCTGTTCCAAGGTGATAGTGACTTCATCCACTTCTCACCTAATATCCTATTCACCCTACGTGCAATATAAGGTACGTCATATAGGTTAACGTTCCATCCTGTAAGTATGTCTGGAGTATTCTCAACCCACCACTTAATAAAGTGTGCAAGCATTTCCCTTTCAGTGTCATAGATAAATGCTTTGACACCATCAGGTACTTCAAACTCTCTAACTGCCCATACAAAAAATTCTTTCGATACCATATCTTTAATGGTAATCGAAAGCATCTCTTCTGCTGCTGCTTCTACATCAGGGAATCCATTCTCACATTGAACCTCAATGTCCAACGCAAATATTTTCATTTGATTGATATTGTAATCAATCTCACCAGGAAACTCACGTCTTATATACTGATATACAAAACGTTCATAACCATGCACTTCAAAATTCTCTACACCATCATACTTTTTAATAAACTCTCTAGCATCTCTAGCAGTTAAGAACTCCATAGGAGCAACAGATCTACCATCAAGTGTCTTATACATCTCATTCTTTTTAGAAGGTAAGTATAAGGTAGGTGAAAACTTAGTACGAAATTGTACTGGTGTTCCATCTTGATATCCCCTATAGAGGATAGTGTCGCCAGCTAGTTGAATGTTGGTGTAGAACTGACTCATTGCTTGTTGTATAACTCAACCAAAGATGGACTTGGGTCTAGTATACTCATAATTGTGTCAGAAGTCAAGAAGACATCACGTTGTGCTGTGAATGATGGAAAAGGTACAATCTCTTCCTCAGAGATAACCTCATAACATCCTTCTACAAGGATACTAGGTTCCTCATCCAGCTCCGTCACCTTCCCCAACAGGTATTCCTGTCGTTGTTTCAGCAGTATCACTTTCAACTGCTGTTGAATCATTTCCTCCTCCATTTACAGCCTCCACTAGTTCGTTGTATTTGTCAATGACCTCTTCAAAGGTCTCGTAAGCACTTACCACTTCATCCATTTTAAGCATGATAGTATGGTCTTTTGAAAAAGGTGCCCACGGTTGGAAACTAATCTCTGGTGAAGATAGTTTCTGAATATTTCCATCACCATTAGGAGATGGGTCTGTTAGATACAGATTATAAGGATGCCTTAATTGAAATGCTATTGGCTTTTCAGGGTCTTCCTTAGATGTCACTTCATACAAATCGGCTACTACGTCTTCACCGTTTCGCATTCTTACGACTCTTACGCTCATAATTTCTCCTCTGAATTTCGTTAATTGATTCTTTTATAATGTCTTTGAGTATACGTGACTCAGCAACATTTTTTTCTTCGGCAATAGGTCTGACATATCGTAGTAGTTCCTCAGTATAACTTGAAGGTACATCAATTGTCAATAGATCTGACTCACCACCATGATTGGTTGGTTTCAAATTTAAATAGACATTCATTTAAGTCTCCATATAAAAAGAGACCCTTCAGGTCTCTTTTGTTGTACACTATATATCAAAGCTCAAAGTTATTCTTGGTTCAATAACATAAGGACAGTGATATGTTTCTTTTGGAATGTATATACCATCACCAGGTTTAACATCTATCATACCAATTCCCTCAACATCATATCTCATAGTACCAACAGACTGAACAAGTAATACATTCATAGGGTCTTTATGCTTACCATAGGTTGCTCCTCCACCACCCAAAGAAGCAAACACTTGCATCTCTTTAGCAGGCCATCGTTGTCTAACCTGATCTGCAACATCACCTATTTTATTTGGATGATACTCGTTATGTAATCCGAATGTTGGTGGACTAACCTTCTTATTGTCTGGTAGATAACCATCCATAAATCCATAGATGTCATCACCCTCTTGAGTTGGACCTTTATGTAACTGATGAAAAGAAAAGAAGGATAATGTTCCTTCTTTGTATTCGTTATCAATTTTATCTACAACATCATCCCAAGATATACCTTCACAGTATTTAAACTCTTGTTTTAAATGGATTGCACTCATGTAAAGGCAGGTTCAGTCCCTCTAATATTATACTTACACTCTTCTGGTAAGTGCATTGGTTCCTTACATAAAAAACAATTTGCAGAATACCTAGTACCTGCTGTAATTTCCTCTACTTCATGCACCCAAAAATAATCTGCTGGCCAAATCATCACATCACCTAAACCCAACTTAACTTTATGATGTCCTCCCCAAAAAGCAAATGTACCACCCTCATAGTCAGTATTTAAATTTATAGTACAACTACCATAGATACCAACATCATGGTCTACATGAGGATGTATCCAAGAACCTTTCTCATATTTCATAAGACGATACCTATGAGGGAACATCATACTACCCCTTCTAGCAACATGAAAAGCACCAAAAGTATCAGTGTAATCCCAATACTCATTAATAATCTGTTCAATAGTTTCATGTATCATATAGAAGCTAGCACTTCTATATTGAGAATCCTTAACTGAAAATGTAGAGTATGTATCTACACCACTAAAGGCTTGAGGACAATGTTCTTGTTGGGGTGGGTTTGGACTTGTCTCAAACTCATTAATGATGTATTTACAGTGCTCTGGACTTAAGAAATTTCTCTTAATATAAATTAAGTCTGTTAAAGTTGGAGCAGTCATTATAAAATTGTTAGTATACTATTTAGATATCCTTATTAGCATTCCTTATTAAGGTCTTCAGC